TCCGGGGTGCATTCCCTGGATAACGGGAAAATCAATCTGTACCTTGGCTTATCGATATGGTGCGCGTGTGTTGCATGGATAACGGCTGCGTTATCGAACTGCATGGTGAAATCATCCCAAAAGGATGAATGCGCGAAATCGATATCCAATGTGGCTAATTGACGGTGAACCACATTTTCGGGATGCCTTCTGCCATTGCGCAGGTATCCGCCAACATATCCGCCAACATCCTTTATCTTCGATTGATCCGGCTTGGATGCGGATACGAATTCCTTATACGTTTCATTGGTTTTATGCTCCTTGGATATCCTGTCCACGAAATCCGACCAGGTGGTTTTCTTGTTCTTCCAAATCTTGGTTTTGGCACTCATGCCTGTAGCAATATTTATATTCCCGTCAAATTTCATAGTTAGTCCTTTTTATAAAATTCAGTTATATAGCCATCCGCGCCCAAGGGCAAGCCAACAGCCCAATCAACTTCCGCACCCATTACTTCCGATACCACGCAAAGTGATTCGGTTGCAAAATCCTTCAGCACCTCGCACACAACTTCATCATGTACGTGCATAACGATATCAAAGCCCTTGGCATCGATGCGAACCATGGCATCCGCCAATAAATCCCGTGCAACTGCCTGAACCACATTTTCGGCAATCTTACCCCCGTAGGTTTCCACCCATTCCCATTGCTTGGTTGTTTGATTCATGCCTTTATACTTCAGGCTGTCCTTATCCCACTTGTTCAGATAAAGGGTTGGTTCCTGGTAGTACAGCTTCCTGCCTGAAGGCAGTCTGATTGTCATAACCTTACCATCGCAGTTGAATTCAAAATGCCCGGATTCGGATGTAACGGCGGATTTCCTTCTGACTGCACGGATAGCGCATTCTTCGAGGTTCTTCCATAAGGCAACAATTTTCGGGTTTGCCTTACGCCATTTCTTAACGATTGTATCCATTTCGAAATCGGACAATCCCATTGCCTCACCACCCATTTTCTTAAGCGCGCCAACAGCCCCCTGGTAACCAAGGGCAAGTTCTGCGATTTTCCCTTTGTCCCGTTCCTTCGAACCCTTCTTGATATCCTCAACCTTCAGCCCGTACATCATTGCAGCTGAAGCCTCGTATATTTTGCCGTGGGTTCTGAACACTTCCAAACGCCATTTCTCATTCGCAAGCCAAGATATAACACGGGCTTCGATTGCGCTGAAATCGGATACGGCAAAGGTATGGTTTTGTTTTGCGATAAAAGCGGTTCGTATAAGCTGCGAAAGGATATCCGCAACATCATCGTACATCATGCACGCCAAATCATAATCGCCGTTTCGGATAAGTTGACGGGCGTGTTCGATATCCTTCATGTAATTACGGGGAAGGTTCTGTAATTGGATAAGCCTTCCCGCCCAACGCCCCGTTCGGTTTGCCCCGTAGAATTGGAACAATCCGTGCGCCCTGCCATCATAGGCAACGCAGTTCGTCATTGCAAGGTATTTCTTGATTGAGGTTTTGGATGCCTTTTGGCGTAATTCCAAAACATCCTTAACAGTTCCCGCGCCAACTTCTTCGATAAGTGTGGGAATATCATCTTTAGCCAATGAAGTTATTTCTTTTTGCATGGCTTCGCCCAACCATTTCTTAAGCTGCGCGGTACTGTTGGAGTTGCTTATCCCGGTAAGGGAACATATTTTTTCCGATAGGTTCAGGGCGTGCTTGCCGTCAATGGCAATCGCCATATCCGCCATCGGGATATCGATAAGGATTCCCTTATCGTTTATTTTTTGGTCAAGGAAATAAAGGTTTCTTTCAAATTGCGGAATCGAATAATTTATAAGCCGTCTGTCAATTTCACGTTCGGCTTCAACGTCCTGGATACAATATTCCCTGAACTCCTGCCATTTTTCAGGATTGTGCTGTGGGAAGTTCCGGGTTCGCATACCGTTTACCTTGGTTGGCTTTATCGGACAGCAGAAATACCGGATAAGGGCTTTACCTGTAGCAAGTTTTCCTTTTTCTTCCAACTTCATTGCCTTGGTAATCATTTCCAATGACAGGGGCAAACCGCAGAAGCCCGCCTTAACGGATGAACAATGCCATTGTTCGATTGGGATATCGTATCCGTAAGCCCTGAAGGCGATACGTTCGAACACGGCATTCTGTGCATGGTTTTCAACTTCAGGATCATGCAGGGCATCGATGAATTCCTTTGGCAGGGTTTCGCCTTGCGCCAAGTCGATAATCCTTACAGGGTTATCATCGAAGGCATACGCGACAAGTAAGATTTCGAAATCTATGGATTCAACATATTTGTAAGCACCGCATGATTTTATATCTACGGAACTATACGTTTCGATATCTAAATGAAGTTTTTTGATTGGCATTTTTGCTTGTTGGTTTTTGAGCCTTTAACAGGATTCGAACCTGTGTGGATGGATTTGCAGTCCATCACCTAACCACTCGGACATAAAGACATTAGAAAAAGAAACCCGATATTTCGGGTTTCTTAAATTGTTTCAGATGATTACATTAAATCATCATCGCCGAAGTCGTCTTCAGCTGAAGATGCACCACCGCCTAAGCGATCACCGTCTTCGAGTTTCTGAAGGTTATTCAACCCGCAGGCAATCCCTGCATTCCCGTTAACGTTGAATGCGTAGAAATTAACAGAAGCACGCCCGTAACATCCGCTGTATAATTCATCCGCAGTCATAATCGGATCACGGTTTTCATCCACAAGTTCCGGCTTCCTGGTGCTGTTTGCATTCAGGAAATACATCCCTTTGTAATTTTCATCGTCTTCGCGTTCTTCATCGCCATCACGTAAAGGCAGTTTCAGGTTCTTTGGGATTTTCCCGCCAAATTTGCTTGCCTTGCCCTGTTCGGTTGCTTCCTTAACGGCTGCTTCGATTTTTGCGATTGTAGCTTTGTCCTTCTTAGGGATAAGAAGGCAAACGCTATACTTTTCGTCCTGCCCTTCGCCAATGGCTGCAGGCTTATGAACGTGTGCGTAACTGAAACGCACTTTTCCGGTAACTACTTTAGTTTCGGCCATAAATGTATTGATTTTAAAAAATTAGTATTCAAATTTACGAAATTATTTTTAAATGATTATCGAAAATAATTTTATTATTCGAAATCTTTCTGCGCTGTGGAAAGGCTGTATTCTTCCCGTTTATCGGATTCATCGACAAGCGAAGGCTTGCCTTGTGGCTTAACGATATAGTCCTTAAGAAGTTCCGCAAATCGTACCTTCCCAACAACCTTTTCAAGCGCACCGATTCCCTGTAAATCAGATTTCATAATCTGATCCGAAGTGAACCCTGCTGCCAATAAGGTTTCTTCGACCTTATCCTTATCAACCAAGGCGCGGTTCGCCCTGCCTTCAACCAATTTGTATCCTTTCCATTTCTTACCCTTGAGGGCTTCGGACAGGAAGTAGGATTCAATCGATGCCATCCAATCCTGCGTTTGCGGGATTACCCTGTACACTTCCAAAAGTTCTTCTTCGGTAAGCAGATAAGGATCAGCAAATTCATGCTGTGCAATCTTAAGGGATTGTTCCTTGAGTGCCTTGCATACGGGCTTGGCTTTGCAGAACCTGCACCATTCACCCGGAACTTGTTCGCCCAATCCAAGGAAAGCCAATTCTGCCTTTTCCTTAACCTCGCCATGCCCCCAATCGTTCAGTTCTTCGGCTGATATCTCAAAAGTGGAAACGTGATCCAAACGGGGCTGTGAAATAGTAAGCCTTACCGTGTGTATATCGTAGGATAGTTCGAATTCGCGCAACGCCCCAAGCCCGTAAAGCTTCAGCTGCCTGTTGTCGAAGGCGGAAACCCTTACACCCTTACCGAATTTCAAATCGGTAATATCAAGGATGCCATCCGCTATGATACAGGCATCGCCCGTTCCGAATCCGTCTTCAATGAAGTGTGTCAGATCGATTTTCTTTTCGATAAGCAGAACCGCATCCGGGGTTCGCTTCCTGGCTTCGGCGAATTGCTCCAAAACGTAGTCAACGTAAATCTGTGATTCTTCCTGCATCCCGTCATAGTACAACGGGTTCTTGCGGTGGATTTCTATCTGTTCGTTATAATCCTTATCGGATATAAGCCCCTGCGATTTACGAAGTTCCAATTCTGCGAATTCGTGTGCCAAAGTCCCTTCCTGTGCATAGCTTGAAGTAGTATCTTCGAACTGTTCTTCAAGTACCACGCTTGGCGTGCAGTTCATCCATTTCGAAGCACCTGAAGCGGATAGCTTCGCGTGCTTACGAACTGAATGATCTATTACTTTATCCTTTTCCATTACAGGGATTTCATGTGTTCGAAAAATACCGGATATTTGGCTGCATCAAGGGATGATACATTCGAAGCCCCAAGTTCGGTCAATTTGTCCTTACATTTTTGGCGGTTGTCTTCATTGCCGTTTACGGTTTTGGACAGAAGGGAACGCACATCTTCGATTTTTATATCGTGTTCGGCTGCAGGTGCTTCGTTTTCATCCTCAACTGTTTCTTCAGGCTGTGCATCGTCTTTGACAACATCCAATTTAGGCTTTGCAGCTGCAGGTTGTCTTTTCTTTGCAACAGGTGAAGTGGTTACGGTTTCAGCACCGTTGACTTCCGTATTCTCAACGATATCTTCACCAATTGCCGTTAGGAAGGTACTTAGGGCTTCCACCTGCTTCGGGCTTGTTACATCAATGGTAACTTCGAATTTACTTAACTTGTTCATCATATTTGTTTATTAAATTTGTTAAATCTGCAAGGTACACGGATAAGGCAACAGTCCTGTCATGGATTACCGCATCATGGAATAACGAATCGTTCATGTAGATTTTCGTTACCCAGGTTGTCGTGTCAAGGGTTGCCTTGTATTTCCCGTTTGTGAAATGGTGAAGTCCGGCTGTACCCAATGAAGTTTCCCAATCGCCTGATTCGAACAGTTCCGAAATCGGTATGCCCGTTATGAAGGAAAGCTTGCTTAATTGGTTGGTATCAAGGAATGCTTCGCCTGATAGAATCCTGTTAAGTGCCAATTTCGGGAATTTTACTGTTGGGAACAATTCCTGTGCCAACGCCTTAACGTCAAGGTTTTTTTCCTCTATAATCCTGTTTAAGTTTATGTTGTTCATCTGTGATATTTTTGGCTAAATTATAAAATGTATTTCAATCTAAAAAATAATTTTCAATAAATTTTAAAATTTATTTTTAATATTCTGAAAAATTAAAAAGGTTTGTATTTTCATTTATGAACCAATACCAAAGATAGGCTGCCATAAGGCAGCAAACCACAAGATAAAATATAACCTTTCGTTTACGCTTCTTATTCAGGTTGTGGTAATCATGCGCATTGTTCAGATCGCGTAATTCAATCCAACCCTGGAAGGAAATACCGCCGAACAGAATCAGGATGAAAATAGTAATACCGAGGATTTTTATAAGTTCCATATTGAAGATTTTTAAAAAAGGCGCAACTGATAAATTGCGCCCTTATGGATTTATTTAAGGTTCAATAAAGTTCCTGCATTTCCGCCCAAAGATGTTGTTGGCAGTTTACCATCCCATTTCGAGGCTTTCAGGTATTCAACATACAAAGGGGTTAGTTCCTTCTGCTTTAATTTCAATGCCATCGCATCGGAACTTGCCTTGATAACAACTGTAGCTGAATCCCCTTTGGCAAGGGCTATCTTCCTTTGGGCATCAGCTGTAGCAGCCTTGGCCTGTGATTCGGAAGTAACCGCATCCTGAACGGCTTTAGCCTTTGCGTTAATTGATTTTACAATGCTTCCGGGTGGTTGGATATTAGTTCTTAACTGCGAAACCACGAACCACTTGCCAACACGTTTATTGGCTTCCACAACAATAGCTGCTTCAAAGGCTGCGCGGTTGTTAAAGATATCCTCGATTACCCATTTGTTTGCCACATCGGAAACCGCGCCAAGGATTGCAATCTCAAGCCAACCCGTCTCGACCGCTTCCAAGCCACCGCTTCTGAACGAAGTCCGAAGATTGGTAAACATATCCGCGCTTGTGGAACGCTTAACGGAGTGGTTGAAGCTTGGCGAAATATCACACGGAAATCCGCCTTTGGCAATCACCGCCTGCTTTTCATAACGGATGGTTCGCTGATCCAACGGAATCTGATAGATTTCTTCAGTCCATGTATTGTAAATCTTCCATCCCGATACTTCCTGAATCGACGATACGCCACGGCTGTCGCCTACCAAATTTACAAGAAGTCCCTGAAATCCCGCTTCAATTTTCTTAACCTCGTAAGGTTGGAAAAAGATAAAGAGCAACCCGATAATGCTGAAAACAATAGTTCCGTAATTCAGCCTTCCGTCCTGGATAATTTTAAATTTCCTTTGTGCAAGCATCGTTCCTACGATTAGGCAGAAAGCGATTAATAAAATAATTGTAACCATGATTTTAAAATGGGTTTTTTAAAGGTCGCCCAAACCGATTATCATGGTGCTAAATTATAAAATGTTTTTAGACTAAAAAATTATTTTCGATATTTTTTGAAATTTATTTTCACGGCAACAATAAAATAAATCATTGTTGCCGTGTTAACTTTTTGATTTAGAGAATATTAAACCCGTTTTTGATGCTTCGGCAACAATGTCAACAATAAACCCCCATAAACCTTAAAACACGTTTTTCTAAAATCCTGTATAGTATATTCTTACAATATATACTAATTATTATAATTTAAATGTTTTAGGTTTTTATTGTTTACATTGTTTCCATAAGGCTTCAGCCTATACCGTTATTGGGCTTAGCACGTCAACAATGATTGTTTCCTTTTGTTGCCCGTTGTTTACTTTTTGAATTCCGTAATCGGAAACCAAACCCCGCCAAGGTAAAAATCTTCTGAACCTATTTTTTGGAAACTTGCCGAAGCATCAAAAACGGGTTTAATA